CGATACCAGCGCAGACCTCAAGTGGGTTGGCATATCCCGGCTGAAGGGCGTGATCCGGCTGCTTGGCAACCCATCCCCGATCCGGGGCGATTTCATCTCTCAAATACAGACCGAACTTATGGCCATTGCAGCAGCCCAAATTGCCGACAAGGCCATCACATTTGAGCCCATCGAAAAGGGCGCAAGGGTCAAAATCACAGCCGGGCCTTTCGCCACCTATGGCGGCTCTCTTGTCCGCATTGCCTCAGCAGATCGGGTGAGAATTATGCTTGATGCGGTAGGCCATCCCGTGCTAGATGTTGAGCGTTCCGCCGTGGTGCGCGCTTGATGCTGCGTGCCACGAAGTGCGGCGCATGTTCAAAAAATCCCCACACCTTGCCAATTCTTCCGAGCCCCCAGACAAAGGCGCCGCGAAGCGGATGCGCATGTTTGACGCGCTTCCACCCAAGGTAAGGCGTGCGGTTTCTCAATCACAACGCGACTTCAGCGTGAAACGCCTGAAGCAGTCGGGTGGGGTGGGTTTGGCCGCTCATTCGGCGACGGGAATAGATGGGTCTCAGCGCTCCGAGTACCTTCCGACAATTAACTGCTCCATCCACACTGGAAAGCAACAATGAAATACTACGTCTACGAACTCGTAGACCCTAGAACCTCGCGCGTGTTCTACGTGGGCAAGGGCAGGGGTAAACGCATGCACGCGCATGAGCGGGAAGCCATCATCAGGCGCGAGATTAAGCCAGAGTTCTTGGCCCCGATCTTTGCCAAATATGGCATTGGGGTTGTGTAATGGCGAAGACCAAACGCAACGCGATGCTGATTGAAGAAGCCCGCGAAAAGATCAAGACCACCCAGCTCATAAATCGCTTGCAAAATCATGGGCTTGGCAAGGTGGAAATGACACAGACGCAAGTGCGCGCCGTAGAGGTGCTTTTGCGTAAGGCTGTGCCCGATCTGTCATCGGTACAACTCACCGGCAAGGACGGCGGCGCAATCGTGGTGAGCTGGGAGCGGTAGCTGGCCCGCCGCCTAATCATCCCGTACAAACCACGGGAAGCATTCCAAGGCTATCACGACAACAAAAAGCGCTTTTCCGTTTCGGTATGCCATCGCCGTGCGGGAAAGACCGTAGCCCGCATCAATCGCCTGATCCGCTCTGCGGTGGAAATGAGCAGGCCGTATCCTCCGGGCCGCTTTGCCTACGTTGCCCCGTTCCGCAAGCAAGCCAAAGATATTGCCTGGCTCTACCTGCAGCATTACGCGCGCCCGCTTATCGACATAGGCGCGAAGGTCAACCAAACAGACCTCTCCATCACATTCCCGCATAATAACGCTTTGATAGCCCTCCACGGGGCCGACAATGCCGAGTCATTGCGCGGCGTGTATTGGGACGGGGTTGTTGCGGACGAGGCCCAGGGCATCGCTAGAGCGACGCTGACAACGGTCATCATGCCGACGCTGGCGGACTACAACGGATGGCTTGACGCATCAGGCACGCCGCGCGGCTGGATCAATCTCTTGGGCGATCTGGTCAAGATGGCCAAGGCCAATCCGGAAGATTGGTATGTGAATATCCTGCGCGCGTCCGAGAGCGGCATCATCCCGCCGAAGGAGTTAGCCTTTCAGCGCGTGTTAATGAGTGAGAACGAGTACGATCAGGAATACGAGTGCTCATTTGATGCCGCCATTACAGGCGCGGTTTATGGCAAGTGGGTCGCGGACGCTCAGAAGTCTGGCCGCATCGGTGCAGTCGATGCCTTACCCGGTGTGCCCGTTAATACATCGTGGGATTTGGGCTTTGACGACTCCACGGCCATTTGGTTCTGGCAATCGCTGCCCGGTGAAATCCGCATAGTCGATTACTACGAGGCGGCAGGCGAAGCGATCCCGCATTACTGCGAGTTGGTGCGCCTCAGAGCCGCAGAGCGCGGCTACCGTTACGGCAAACACTACGTCCCACACGATGCCGCGAACGAGCTTCTAGCCGCAGGTGGGCGGTCGATAGTTCAGCAGGCGTTCGCCCTCGGCGTGAAGATGTACGTGGTGCCCGCCACGTCACAGCAGAACAGCATCGAAGCAACGCGCAAGACGATTCAACGCTGTTGGTTCGATGAAACCAAGTGCGAGATGGGGCTGAGCGCACTTCGCCAGTACCAATTCGAGTGGGATGAGGACAAGAAAACGTTTCGTTCCAAGCCCCGCCACGATTGGGCGTCCCACGCGGCGGACGCTTTCGAGATCATCGCGCAAGTGTGGCAGCTCCCGGCAGAGGTTGAGGTCGATTCAGTTCACCGCTTCCTGCACGACATGAAAGCGCACGAGATTTTCTGGCCCGAGCAGCAAGGGCGCAAATACGAAAGGATTTAGCTCATGGCCGGAATACAGTCATCGTTGACGGGCGTCCCCGTGAACATCACGGCCACGGCTAACGTTAAAGGCGTGTCCGGATGCTTAATGGGCTTTTTCGTTAATTCCAGCACGTCCGGTACAATCCAGTTTTACGACTCCGCGACCACGACCACGACCATGCCAATTACGGGCGCAATAACGCCCGCGGCTGGGAACTGGTATCCGCTGCCCGTGTGCTATTCCAATGGCCTGTATGCGGTCATCGGTGGCACTGCCCTCAACGTGACAATCGTCATCGGCTGATGGAAGCTGAAACCGCTTCGCCTGCCACAGACAAAGCGCCTGCGCCGAACGGTAAACGTACCGTTCAATCCTATGTCGCTGAGGTGAAGCTTTACGATAAGGAAGCGCAGGGCTGGCACGAGCGCGGCAAGCGGATAATTCGCCGCTACAAGGACAAGCGTTCGCCTCGCGACGGCAATTCTAACCGCTTCAACATGCTCTGGAGCAACACGCAAACCTTGCTCCCAGCGCTCTATGCAAAGCCTGCAAAGCCCGACATTGAGCGCCGCTTTAAGGATGCCGACCCGTTAGGACGGGTATCAGCGGACGTTCTGGAGCGCTGCACATCGTATTTTATCGCCTTGGACAAAACGCATCTCGCAAATCGTCAATGCGTGTTTGATTACCTGCTTCCCGGACGCGGTACCGCCTGGGTGCGCTACGTTCCACACTTCCGGGACATGGACCTAACAGGTTCAGAGGAAGTTCGCGGCGAAGGCCCGCAGACCTCAGACGATGCCGACACAGGCGACGCGCTTCCCAAGCAGGAAGTTTACTACGAGGAATGCGTCACCGATTACGTGCATTGGCAGGACTTCGGCCACAACGTGGCGCGGACGTGGGAGGAAGTGTGGTGCGGCTGGCGGCGCGTGTTCCTCGCCAAGGACGAGCTGCACGAGCGCTTTGACGAGACCTACACCAAGGCCAAAGTCGCTCTTATTCCGCTCGATCATGTCTCCAAAGACCTGAATGACGCCAAGATTGCGGAAACGCAGGCTAAGGCGACGATTTACGAACTATGGGACAAGCGCGACCGCAAGGTTCGTTGGTTTCACAAGGACCTAAACGAGTTCTTGGACGAGCGCGACGATCCGCTGGAGTTGGAAGACTTCTTCCCGTTCCCGCGCCCGCTCCTGACCAATCTGGCAAACGATAGCCTGATCCCGACCCCCGATTACGCGCAGTATCAGGATCAGGCGCAGGAGATCGACGAACTTACGGCGCGAATTGCCTCGATTACAAAGGCGATCAAGGTTGCGGGCGTTTATGACGCGAGCGTACAGGGGCTTACGCGGCTCCTAGCGGAAGGCGTTGAAAACCAGCTTTTGCCGGTTGAGAACTGGGCAATCTTCGCGGAGAAGGGCGGCATCGACGGTGCTGTGTCCTTTCTGCCAATCAGGGAAATCACCGAGGCGCTTATTGCGCTTTACCAAGCCCGCGAGAAGGTCAAGCAAGACTTATACGAGATTACCGGCCTATCCGACATTTTACGCGGCGCATCGAATGCGCAAGAGACTGCCACAGCGCAGCAGATAAAGTCGAACTTTGCCACGTTGCGGCTGAGTGACAGGCAGGCGGAGGTTCAGCGCTTCACGCGCGATCTGGTCCGCATCGTTGCCCAGATCATCGGCAAGCAATTTAGCATCGACACGATTAAGCAAATCTCAGGCGTCCGGCTGTTCGACAATTTGCAGCAAAAGCAAGCTATCCAAAGCGGACAAGTGCCGCCGCCGCCTGGGATCAAACAAGATACTCTCGCTACCATGTTGGAAGACCCCACATGGGAAGAGGTGGAAGCGCTTATACGCGACAACTGCGTCCGTTCGTTTCGCATCGACATCGAGACCGACTCGATCATCAAAGGCGATCAGCAGCAGGATCGGCAGGACGCGACAGAGTTCCTGACGGCGGCAGGCGGGTTCTTGCAGCAGGCCGTTCAGGCTGGACAGCAGCAGCCCGATATGATCCCGCTTCTCGCTCAGATGCTCATGTTTGGTGTTCGCCGCTTCCCGATTGGGAAAGAGCTTGAGAGCGCGTTTAACGTGACGTTACGCAAGCTGGAGCAGGCGGCAGCGCAGCCTCGCCCTCCGCAGCAAAGCCCGGATGCCATCAAGGCCCAGGCGCAAGCTCAGTTGGATCAGCAAAAGTTTAATGCTGACCAGCAGCAGGCTCACGCCAAGATACAGAACGACAACGCCCAGGCATCTAACAAGATGGCATCTGACGAGCGCGTTGCCGTGCAGAAAGCGCAATACGAGCGCGAGCTTCAGGAGCTGAAGATGCGCGGCGAATGGGCCTTGCGTCAGATGGAGATCGAAGCCAGCCAGCGCATGAAGGCGTACGAACTTGGGATGATTGCCCAGGCCGAGACTGCCAAGCATGAAATGAGCTTGCGCGCCCAGCATGACCTTGGATTGCAGAAGGAGCGCTGACGTGAGCAAGTTGGTTCTTAAGATGCCTGAGCCGGTTAACCCGGCAGATGTTCCGATCAATGAAACCTGGGAAGCTCGCGAGCCCGCAAACCCTCAAAGCGTCGGCCTTCAGCTTATCAAGGACATTGAGCCTTATATGGCGGTTGCTGCCGATGTGAACGGCAAGTCCCCGCTGATCCGCTCCCGCCGCGAGCACAAAGAATTTTTGAAGCGTAACGGCTACATCGAAATCGGGAATGAGCGTCAAACGCCCCGCAGTTTCGATACCTCAGCCCACCAAGGCGACGTTCGCCGCGATTTGAAGCAAGCCCTTCACATGGTCAAGGGCTACTAACCACCAGGAGAATCGATGCTGCCGGAACTCGACCCGGCTGAAACTCAGGAAACTGAGTCCATCAGCCTGCGCGATGAGCTTGCCAATGCCCTCAAGGAAGTAACGGAACGGGATAGCGCCCTTCCAGAGTCGGAAGCGGCAGAAACGCCGGGAGCACCAAAGGAAGATCGGCCCCGCGATGAATCGGGCCGCTTCGCCGCCAAGGAAGGCTCAGCACCGGCAAAGCCCGAGGCCGCGCCACAAGAGCCTGCCAAGGTAGAAACGCCGCCAAAGCCCGCCGCTACGCCTTCTGTGAAGGCTCCGCAGTCGTGGTCTACAGCAGCCAAAGCAGACTTCGACAAGCTGCCGCCGCACATACAGGCCGAGATTGCCAAGCGCGAAAGCGACGTTGAGAAAGGCTTTACCCGGCAGGACGAAGAACGCCAGTTCGGTCGCTCTCTCCGGGACATTATCAACCCTTACATGCCGATCATCACGGCAGAAGGCGGGACGCCACAGAAGGCTGTCCAGGAATTGTTGAACACCGCTTACTTGCTTCGTCGTGGCACGCCGGAACAGAAGGTTGCTCTATTCCGCGCCACGGCCCAGCAATTCGGCATTCCGCTTGACCAATTGGTGCAAGCGCCGAATTTCGACATTGACCCAAAGGTGCAGACGCTTCAACAGCGTTTGGACCAGATGGAACGCGATAGGCAGGCCGAGAAGGATGCCCGCGAAGCTGAAATGCGATATTCCCTGCAGCGCGAAGTTGACGCGTTCGCTGCCGATCCTAAGCATGAGCACTACGACAAGGTGACGTCTCACATGGCTGCACTTCTCGCCGGTGGTGCTGCGAAGGATATGCAAGACGCTTACGATCAAGCCTGCTGGGCGAATGCCGAAGTGCGCTCCACTCTTGAGGCTCAACGCATCCGCGAAGCTGATGAAAAGCGTAAGGCCGATGCAGCGGCGAAAGCCCTGCAATCCAAACGAGCCGCAGTCAGTGTGACAGGTGCGCCCGGCGCTGCCGTGCCAGCCAATCACAATCCTGAACGCAGCTTACGCGATGAACTCGCGGCCAATTTCGCCGCTGCACAAGGGCGACTCTGAGGCCGCATAAGCCACAGGAGGGCCTATTATGGCTCTGGTAAATCCATCCTCGACGCTTACGGAAATTGTTACTACGACGCTCCGTAACCGCACCGGCAAGCTTGCCGACAACGTAACCAAGAATACCGCGCTGCTCAATCGTTTGCGTAAGCGCGGCAAAGTCAAGACCGTTTCTGGCGGTCGTACCATCGTCCAAGAACTTGAATACGCGGAAAACGGAACCTACAAGCGCTATTCTGGCTACGAAGCCCTGAACATCGCTCCGTCCGATGTATTCACGGGCGCGGAATACAACTACGCCCAGTCGGCGGTTGCGGTCTCGATTTCGGGCCTGGAAATGCTCCAGAACTCGGGCGAGAGTGCCATCATCGACCTGCTCGAAAGCCGCATCGGCAACGCAGAGCGGACGATGATTAACAACACCTCCGTCGATATCTACTCGGATGGCACGGCGGACGGCGGACGCCAGATCGGCGGGCTTCAGCTTTTGGTCCCGTCCACCAACACCAACACGGTGGGCGGCATCAACGCCAGCACGTATTCCTTCTGGCGTAATGTCGCGTTCTCTGCCGCTACCACGGGCGGCTCGGCTGCATCGGCTGCGAATATTCAGAGCTACATGAACCGCGTTTGGGTTCAGCTTGTTCGCGGTGCGGATGCCCCGGACCTTATCGTTGCGGACAACAATTACTGGCGCTTTTATCTGGAAAGCCTGCAGGCAATCCAGCGCCTTGTCAGTGACTCCGAAGCGCAAGCGGGCTTTTCGTCTCTGAAATACATGACAGCAGACGTGGTGCTCGATGGCGGCTTCGGCGGTGCGGCTCCGTCCAACACCATGTACTTCCTCAACACCAACTATCTGTTTTTCCGCCCCCATGCGGATCGCAACTTCTCCCCGTTGGGCGATGAGCGCTTCGCGGTCAATCAGGACGCGATGGTCAAATTGATCGGCTTTGCCGGGAACATGACGACATCGAATCGCAGCCTGCAAGGCTACCTCGGCGCGTAACGGACCCAGAGAAGGAGATTAAACTATGACTTACGTCATCACTCAGGGCCGTGCCATCGGCATCCCGGACCTCTTCGCGGTTTACACCACGTTGGGCACCCCGGGCAATTCCAACCTCCCCAGCGTTCCGACCGAGGCGCAGCTTGGCGAGATCGTTACCGCATACGATGTTGCATCGAATGCGGCGGCGACTGGCGCGGGCGGTTATGGCGAGTTCATCTTGCTCGCTGTTCCGACCTCGACCAGCGTCACGGCTGGCCTGTATTACAGCTTCACGCCATCGGACTACAAAATCGCGGCGCTACCGACTTCAGCGGGCACCACGACCACGAGCGGTATTCCGATTGCGCTGGCTGTTAACTCGGTTACCTCAAACGCCTCCAGCGTTCAGTACACTTGGTTCCAGGTGGGTGGACGCGGCACGGCGCTGAAAACCGCTGTTGCGGCTGCTCCTAACGTGCCTGTGTATCTCAGCGGCACGGCTGGGCGCGTCCAGTTCACCGGCTCGGCGTTCAAAGGGTTCGTTGGTGTCCGCACCGCGAACGCCACGACCGTTGCATCCGGCACTTCGACGGTTGCCGTGTACATGAATGGCCGCCCCTGCATCACGGTGGCCATCTAATGCTTCATATCGTCTGTCTGAAAGCTGGCACAAAGTACGGCCCGGAATACGTAAACATCCTTTACGACATGGTGTCCCGAAACTTGCCCGAGGGGTTCGACGGCGATTTTACGTGCTTTACTGACGACATCAGCGGCCTTTCCCCCTCTATTGCAACGAGGCCGTTACCTCATCCTGGCTTGAATGGTTGGTGGAATAAGATTGCCCTGTTCAAGCCGGGGCTTTTCCCCGATGGCGACCAAGTTCTGTATTTCGATTTGGATACCGTTATTACGGGGCCGCTCGATGAGATCGCGTCTTATCGCGGCGACTTTGCCATCCTCCGCGACTTTTACCGGCCTGACGGGCTGCAATCGTCCGTCATGTCGTGGCGCGTCTCAGTGCCTGAAATTGTTTGGGATGCATGGTCGGCGGCAGATTGCCCGCAAGACTTCCCGGAAGGTGACCAGTTCGTCATTGAGCAGGTCATGTGCGAATGCGTTGACATCTGGCAAGACCTCTATCCCGGCCAATTTGCCTCCTATAAAGTCCATGCAAGCCTCGGCATTCCCAAAGGCGCAAACGTTGTCGTTTTCCACGGTGAGCCCCGTCCGCATGAGTGCGGCGACTGGGTGCCGTATGTGTGGAAGGTCGGCGGCGGTGTAAGCGCAAGCCTTGTCTTTAATCCCAACGTTCCGCTTGCGACCATCAAGGCCAACATCGCGTCCACGAAAGCGCGCGGCGCGGAATGGTTGAAAGCCTCAGAGCCGCACGAGGGCGAAGCGCTCATTGTTGCGGGCGGGCCTTCCATGAAGGTGGACTTGCCGTCGATTGCGGCACGTGCCCGTGGCGGTGCGGCGGTATTCGGCATCAATAACGCGGCAAAGTTCCTGCTTACCCATGGCCTCTGCGTTAACGCTCAAGTTATCTCTGATGCGCGCCCGGAAAATTGTGATTTTGTTCTGCCCGGCATCGTGCTCGCGGATTGCTTCTTTGCCTCCCAGTGCGATCCATCCGTCCTCGACGCGGCTGCAGATCGGTTGACGTGCTTTCAGCTTCTCACGCCGGAAATGGAGCCGAATGAAAAGGACATGATTTACATCGGCGGCGGCACCACGGCAGGGCTGCACGCCATCGTTATTGCTTACGTCCTCGGATATCGCAAGATTCACCTATACGGCTTCGACAGTTGCTATGAGGGCGATGAGAACCACGCCTACAAGCAACCGCTTAACGATGGCGAGCGCATTATCGAGACAATTGTTGGCGGGCAGACGTTCCGTTGCGCTCCGTGGATGATTGCCCAGGCCGACGACTTCAAGGGCCTAATTCCTCAGCTTGTCGGTATGGGATGCGAAATACACGTTCATGGCACGGGGCTTATCCCCCATATCGCTAAACTCATGGTTCCGGGTGCAATTGACGGCGAGTTAAAGCTTATCGATGGCATATGGTGGCCTAATAAGGACCAATACGCAGCCCCAGCGCTGAACCGTGAAAAGAATGATATCCCCCGCATCCTCCACTATGTCCCGAAGCGTGACGTGGTGGTGCAGGCGGGCGGCAATGTCGGCATCTGGCCGCATGAGTTCGCTGGCCACTTCCGCAAGGTCTTCACGTTTGAGCCCGATCCTCTGAATTTCGAATGTCTTAAACGCAACACCGAGAACGATCTAAACATTGAGCGCTTCAACATGGCGCTCGGCTTTGAGCCCGAGACAATCGACTTGCAGCGTGATGCTGAGAATTGTGGTGCGCATTATGCCAAGCCCGGAACGTCAATCGACGTGGTCAGCATTGACGACATGCAGCTTACAGACTGCGATCTGATCCAGCTTGATATTGAGGGCTACGAACTCAAGGCCCTAAAGGGTGCTCGCGAAACTATCGCGAAAAACAAGCCCGTTATCGTGACCGAGGAAAAGGGCCTTTCGCGCCGCTACGGCAGCGAGGACGCCGACATTTTGGAATTTCTTGCCTCATATGGATACCGCGTAGCGGAACGCATCAATAACGATGTGATCTACGTCGCGGCTTAACAAAGGAGAGGACTGCGTGGACTTGGTTTCGCCGACAATTACGCAACGTGGGAATAACTACGATGTGTCTCACGGATCGGATGCAAGCTTGATTGTTGAGTTCGTCATGGAGCCCGTTTTCATGGAGGCGAAAAGCACCGGAGCGGGCCGCAAGATTTATGAAGATCGTCCGTACATTCACATCCGCTTTCCCGGCGACAAGACCCGCGAAATTTTTCGCCCCATTCAGGAAGATGACAAAGACCGATTTCATCGCCAATGGGCCGCATTCGAGCGTCAGAACGTCCAATCCCATACCGGCACACCGATTGAGCAATATCCCCCACTTTCCAAGGCCCAGGTTTTGGAACTCAAAGCGATCAACGTTCACACCGTGGAGCAGTTGGCCAATATCCCGGATTCGGCAGGTCACACGGTTGGTATGGGTTTCCGCGAGTTACGTTCAACGGCCCAAAAATGGCTTGAGAACGCGAACGGCGGCGCGGCAGTCACGTCGATGCAGGCTGAGATTGAACGCCTCAAGGCGGACCTTGAAGCGCAAAAGGCGCTTTTTATCGAACACTCTCAGAAGCGCTCCAAGCGCAAAGAAGAAGGAGAATAAGCCATGATTAAAGCGAAAATGATGGGCGTGGGAACGCCGCCGATGATGGCGCAGGTAACTGTCGGAACTGTCACGAACACCCTTACCGCTAGCGGCTCCACGCAGGGTACGGCGCTGGCTATTAGCGACGATGTCAACATTTTCACGACCGTTGCGGCTTCAACCGGCACAATCCTGCCGGGCTCCACGCTTGTTTCGGCTGGCGATAATATATTGGTTGTAAACTATGGCGCGAACGCGCTGACGGTCTATCCGCCCACAGGTGGCAAGATCAACAATGGCTCGGCCAATGCGGGCGTTTCCGTCGCGGCCAATAAGAACGCCGAATTTGTCTGTATCAATGGCACCGACTACATCGGCCTGCTGAGCGCGTAATGGCTAAATCCCTCCTGACCTTGCTCGGTAATGTTGCGGACGAACTTGGCATTCCGACGCCAACGTTTATCTTCGGCAATACTGACAATCAGGTAAAGCAATTGCTTGCCCTCTCTAACCGGGAGGGCAAGGAATTTGCTGCGATGGGCACGCCGTGGGGCGGGTGGCCTCAGATGCGAGGCGAGCAGATTATTTCGCTTGTCTCGGTCGGGAGCTACACGGGCAACACCACGTCCGGCTCTACGACCATTAGCGGCCTCTCCAGCGTATCGGGGGTTCAGGTCGGATACGGTGTGACTATGAACGGCGTTCCCAACGCTTCGGTGGTGACATCGGTCGGCGTCAATAGCGTGGTTATCAATCAGCCCGCTACCGTCACGGCCACCGGAACCTCTGTTAGCTTCGGGAAGGTCGCTTATGACTTCCCCTCGGATTGGCAGTTTTTCCTCTCTCAGACCCAGTGGGATCGTAACTTCCGCTGGCAGCTTTTAGGCCCTCTCGATGCTCAGGAATGGCAGGTCTTAAAGTCGGGCATTTCTCCGACAGGCCCGCGCCGCCGCTTCCGTATTATGGGCGGTAAATTCTATATTGATCCCGTCCCGAGCGCGCAGGAGAACGGTTACACGCTCGTCACCGAGTATATTACAAACACCTGGTGTACATCTTCGGGCGGCACGCTTCAGACCGAATGGGCGGCAGATACTGACACGTACCTTCTGGACGAGGATAGCTTTATTCTCGGTGTCAAATGGCGCTGGAAAGCCGCTAAGGGGCTCCCCTACGCCGAAGAGCGCGCCGCCTACGAAGCGCAGGCCATGCGTGCCGGAAGCCGTGCCGGAGGCGCTAGGGCGCTCCCGTTGAATGCTTCGGCATCGGGGCTGCGTCTACTCAATAACCAGAATGTTCCGGATTCGGGCTTTGGAAGCTAGATCGATGACTTACGCTGAAAGCGCAAAGGCTCGGTTGCTGACCAAGATTGAAAAGATGCCAAGCGGTTGCTGGCGCGCTCATGGCTAAGGTCTCCGCTTTCGCTCGCCAACGCAGTGGCACGCCGCTGGACAAGCAGCGGGGAGGCTTGGGCAGGGTAACGTCCATTCCGGCTCCGGTCGGCGGCCTGAATGCGCGCGACTCCATTGCGAACATGCCGCCCACAGACGCCATTCTCATGGAGAACTGGTTTCCGTATCCGTCCTATATCCAGGTGCGGAACGGGATGACCGCTTACGTGACAGGCTTCAGCTCTTGGGTTGAAAGCCTGATGATCTACAGCGGGGCATCTTCTCGCAAGATGTTCGCGGCCTCCGGGACTGCTTTCTATAACGCTACGACCGCAGGCGCGGTTGGTGCTGCGGTGCAAAGCGGACTTACAAACGCTCGATGGGAAAGCGTCAATTTTGGCACGTCTGCCGGGCAGTATATGTACGCTTGCAATGCTGTAGATAAGCCGCGGCTTTATGACGGGACGAACTGGGTTGCGGTGGATGGCGTTTCGGTGCCTGCGATTACAGGCGTTACGACCACAACGCTCCGCAGCCCGGCAGTATGGAAAAGCCGCATTTGGTTCGTTCAAGACGGGACCATGAAGGCTTGGTATCTGCCTACGTCCAGCATCGGCGGTGCGGCGCAATCTATCGACTTCGGCGCCGAGTTTAAGTTGGGCGGCTATCTGCAATCCATTATCACGATGAGCATCGATAATGCTTCCTCGCTTGATGACTATATCGGGTTTTTGTCTAGCGAGGGCGAGTTGCTTGTCTATCGCGGGACTGACCCGGCTGTTGCGGGTGTGTTCGGGATTGTTGGCCGGTATCGGCTCGGACGACCCATCGGACGACGCTGTTTCTTCCGCTACGGGGCCGACACTATCATCATTTGCGCGGACGGGTTTACGCCGTTCTCTTCGCTGTTAATGAGCAACCGCGACAACCTTTCTAAGCAGCTTTCCTACAAAATCCTAAACCTCGTTAATTCAGACGTTCAGAGCTATTCGGCAAATTTCGGTTGGCAAGGCATCCTCTACCCAATCGGGAACAAAATCATTATCAACGTCCCGCAGGTGGAGAATAATACCCAATATCAGTATGTGATGAACACCATCACAGGCGCTTGGTGCAAGTTTACTGGCTGGAATGCCTGCTGTTTCTCAGAGATGGGAGACAATCTATTCTTCGGTGGATCGACGGCTGTTTACCAGTGCGATACCGGCGATGACGACAATGGCTCATACATCAACAGCAACGTGGCCCCGGCCTATTCGTATTTCGGCACGCGCGGCACGAAGCTGTGGACGATGATCCGCCCGGTTTTCCAAACCAGTAGAACGCTTGCTCCGCGGATCTCGGCCAATACAGACTTTGCCACCCCTGCGTTGGGTTTAAGCGACATTACCTCAACGGGTGAAGGCTCGACGTGGGACTTGGCCCCATGGGACACAAGCCCGTGGGCGGTGTCGGATCAGGTGCAACGCCTTTGGCAGTCTTTTCCATGCACTGGCTTTGCGGTCACGCCGACAATCTCGATGAGCACTAAGTCCATCACGGCGAAGCTGCATTCGATTGACTACGTTTACGAGCCGGGCGGGATACTCTGAAAGTGAGGCGTCTCGTCTTTGACCGTCAACCAGAATTGGCGGCATGGATCGCAATTCGCATCGGAAGCCCGCTTGATGATTGCAAGTGCATCGGCGTTGAGCGTGACGGGCGATTGATTGCAGGCGTTGGCTATTCCAATTGGACGCCTAGCGTCGACATCCGTATGCACGTTGCCGCCGAACATGGCGAGCCATGGCTTTCGCGAAAAGCGCTGCAAGCGTTTTTCTATTACCCATTCATTGAGTTGGGGGTTAGGCGTGTTTCAAGCCTGATACTCCCGAGCAATTCTCGCTCCATTCGGCTGTCTGAGCACTTGGGCTTTAAATCCGAAGGCCGCATTCGAGAAGCGTGGCACACCGGCGACGATCTTCTACTTTATGGACTCCTCAAGCGGGAATGTAGGTATCTGCCATGAAATCAACTCCAAAGGCTCCCACGCCTCCCGATCCCGTAAAGACGGCGGAGGCGCAAACCGCGTCCAATCTTTCAACGGCGATCGCAAATGCGGAATTGAACCGCGTTCCCGTAAGCACTCCATGGGGCAATCTCGATTACACCGTGACGGGCACGAACCCTGACGGCACGCCGCAATACTCGCAATCAATTACCCTCTCCCCGACCGAACAGCAGAAATTTGATCTTGCCCAGCAAGGTGATATTGCCTTAGCCAATACTGGACAAGGCATGTTGGGACAGGTCAATGACGCCTATTCTCAGCCCTTCAGCCTTGGCGGGGCTCCATCGCTACAAAGCGGCGTTCCGCAGTCCAATTATTCCGGGCTGCCATCAATGCCAACAAGCGTTCCGACCTCGGATTATTCGGGCGCTCCTGGAATCCGCTCCAGCGTCTACCAAGATGGGCAGACGACCGCGAATGCGATCAAGCAAGCACAGGACGCGGCCTACAGCACGCAAACTCAATATTTGGACCCGCAATTCCAGCGTGACGAAGCGGCCTTGCGCAATCGCCTTGCCAATCAGGGCATCACTGACGAGGGTTCGGAAGCCTACCGGAATGCAATAGACCAGTTTAACGCGGGCAAGAACCAAGCCTATCAGGGCGCTCGGAACGCGGCGATGACGGCGGGCCTTGCTGAGCAAAATACGCTATTCGGCCAAGCGGCACAGGATGCGGCGCTCGGTAACCAAGCCCACTCCATGGGGGTATCGGACGCGAACAACATCTTTAACCAGAACATTACCAATGCGGGCTTGGCTACGAATGCGCGTCAACAGGGGGTCGGCGAGGCCAATACGCAATTCAGCCAAGGCCTGCAGAACGCTGAACTGTCCAACAACGCGCGCAATCAGTATATTTCGCAGCTCATTGCGCAGCGCAATCAGCCCTTGAACGAATACAATGCGCTTATGACGGGCTCTCAGGTGAGCCAGCCAGTTTTCCCGAATACGCCGACCGCTAATATGGCCGGAACAAATGTGGCTGACATTACACAGAATGGCTACAACAACCAGATGAACGCCTACAACGCGAAGCTGGCATCCCAGAACGCCATGATGCAGAGCTTGTTCGGGCTAGGTGGTCAGCTCGGCGCAGCTGCAATCTTGTGAAAGACAACATCCGCCGCATCAGCACGACGCCGGGCGGGCTTGGCGTGTACGAGTTCACCTACAAGAACTCGGATGTTCTTTAGATCGGCGTCATGGCCGACGAAGTCATGGAAGTGCAGCCCGAAGCAGTCATTCTTGGCGATGATGGTTTCTATGTCGTTAATTACGGGATAGTACGCTAATGGATACAACATTCGACCCGTTTGCCGCACAACGCGAACTGAACCGCGCGCAAATGCTCGCGCGGATGCTGCAAGACCAGGGGCCAACGCAGAGCCCCGTGCAAGTCGTAAGCGGTCGCGTAGTTCCTTATTCTCCGCTCGTTGGGCTCATGGATGCTGGCAAGCAATTGCTCTCCGCGTATGCGCAACGCAACCTCATAGACAAGCAAACCGAATATGAGGCGCAAAAGCGGAAGGCGATTGCCGACATGCTTACGTCGCGCGGTGGCAATCCCGGCACGACCGCTACCGATATGCTTGCAGGTTCTAGCGGTGACGATGATGCAACCTTGTCGGCAAATTACGGTTCGCAAGCCCGTTGGCCTGTACCCAATACTGGGGCCGGGGCCGTGCCTAATCCGTCTGATCTTCCCGATGGGGTTTCTTCTTCCAGTGCCGGTTCATCTCTCTCAACGCGTCATGATACGCCCGCGCCGGTAACAGAACTAGCGGTTCCGCTTGGTCAAGAGTCGTCGGGCGTCATGGCTGATGCGCTGGGGCGTGCGCGCGCTGGGCAAGTTCTCACTGATAAAAATGAGGTCGATTCCACGCCGCGTAATCTTGCTGCCGCTATGCTTGCACGTTCTGGCAATGACGATGATGCATCCTTGTCGGCAAATTACGGTTCGCAAGCCCCGCAACCATTCGCCCAGGGTGGCGCGGCCTCTCCACGTCTTGGCGTGTCTCCGTCGCCCTACATCGACCAAGCGCGAGCCTCTCGCGCACTTATGACGCTGGTCGCGCAAGGCTACCTAAAACCGGACGAACTCGGCACATATCAAAAGCTGATTGAGATGGGCAAGCCTCCAGCGGACTATGGCCTGCGGCCCGGCGAGAACCGATACAGCGGGAGCGACAATTCTATTGTCGCGCTCAACCCGGCCAATCCGCAACAGTTCACGCTAGGGCCAGATCAGACGCGGTTTGACAATAATG